TTCCAATCGTCGTTTCAGTTCCAAAGAACACTAAGTGTCTATCGGGTGTTGATACTAAAGTTTGTATAGCAGCTGTTGGAGCGTTTGCAACAATCGTAGCTCTTGTAGATGTTGCTCCATCAGCATCTGAATCCCATTCAAAAGTTGCACCATCTGTGATGGTTGCAATGAGTTTATTTCCAAAATTATCTAAAGACCAAACACCAGGAGCTGTAATAATATCTCCCGTTTGTGATGCACCCCATTTCGTATAATCGGATGCGTCTTTTACCGTTGCTCCATCTGAGTGTGCTGCTGCGGTTGTGTTGTCGGATCCTCTTGTAAGTCCTCCTAAAGTTTCTGTCCCTGAAGTATTTGAAGTATAAGCAATACGCTCGTCATCGATGACTACTGTACCTGTAGCAGGAAAGGATGCTGAATCATCTAAAACAATACTCGTTGATGAGTTTGTTAATGCGCCATCAAGTGTCGATTCTCCAACTCCTAATTTAACACCACTCCAAAGTCCCAAGCCCCAACCGGCTGCTGATTCTTCAACGGCAGGTCCTATGGAATAATAATGTCTTACTCGGATTCCTCCGGATGTTGTGGCTCCGGATCCACTTTCCGCTGATCCCATCGTGACCGTAATCGTTGTGCTGGATGGAACGGTGGTGACCATAAAATTATAATCATCAAAATCACCAGAACTAAAATTAGAATCGGTGATAGCAGTAAAATTATCCAGAAGAATAATATCCCCTTTAGTAATTCCATGAGCGCTTGCAAACGTGATCGTGACAGAGGTTGATCCATTGGTTGTTGTAAAGGCATTGGTTAATGTTGTTGTAGCTTTAATAGGAGTTATATCATAAAAAGCTCCTCCAGAATAGACGTATAGAAATCGGTTTGTGCCTAAAGCAGCGTATTTAATACCACTTGCATTAACAAAATGGTGTAATGCTGTGTTTCTTCCTGTGATGGTTTTATCTCCGAGTTGAGACCAACCTCCTATTTTTTCAGGAGATCCATATCTAAAACGAACATAGTCACCACTAACCCACTGCATTTCACCGCCTGTGGCTGTGACTTGTTTATTGAATCCAGGTGCAAAATTTAATTTCTGTAGCATAATCACCTCGCATTAGCGGGGACTCCATTAGAATTTAAAAAAGGCATTTCGGCCCATGCAGTCCACATATATAAAACATCGTCTGTATTAACATCACCATTACCACTAATTATCTTAAAACCATTAGAGTATATTTCAATGTACTCAGCGGTAGTTTCATTAGCAGATGAAGTGTCAAAAGACTCATTAGCTCCATTGTAACCATCTCTTTTATTATCAAAGATTAGCCATGGTTTGGATGCATAAGCGGCCTTAATTATGATTAGCGCGGGCCTGAAGCCACAATAATTATACACGCCGTCGACGTCTTCATTTGTCATACCCCCATAGATGCCTGTTCGCATAAATCCCTGTACTTCTGCCCAAGCATACATCATAAATGTTTGTCCGCTTTGGTTTCCATCGTTGGAATTTCCTAATGTAAAATCTGTTGTATCAGGAAGTGTATCCTGCCAACTTTCTGCTCGATCCGTTGGTGCTATTTCAGTATTAAAATACATGTAAAAATCTTCTGGATCTCCACCGCCTCCTTGTTGCTGTAATTTATTATGAAAAACCTGCCAGTCTTGATCTCCATTTGAACGAACTTTGTTTATCATAAATGCTGGAGCTACGCCGAGCCCGTGATTTATTTGTTGGTCCGCTGAGCCATTTCCACCATAAGCATAAATTCCAAACTTGCTTGTAGTTTCAATACTATATCCTGATGGAGTTATATCTTGACCTGATGTTCCTATTCCTGATGTCGTTCCAGCTTTCCAACACCAGGCAACATGTTTGTTTCCGTCTCCATTTCCTTGGCCCGAATTTCCTAGATTAAAACCATCACTCGTAAATGCATTTACAGATTCTGTAACACTTGTGTCTTCTGCATCACCTGTATCAGGATAAAATCTTGTTTGTGCTCCTCTTACTGAGTCATGAAAAACGTGCGAAGAAGCATCACCATCTCTTCGTTTCAACCAGAGTAAACCGGGAGCTAGATCTGTGTCTCCTGGAAAAGTAACAGATAGTCCACCGCTACCTATTGCAGTTCCATTTCCAGTATAAGTAACTGTTTGAAAATACGCCTCAGTATCATTGATCGTTGTAAAAGCCATTAGCCATTTTCTCCTAAATTCTTTGAACAAAGAGCCAGATAACCTGACGGGACCGAAAACTCAAAATTTCCGTAACCATTGGCATCTGCGTTTCCTGACGAAACATCGAAAGCTGAACAACCACCAAAATTAAATTCACCAATATTAGTGCCACCGCTTCCTGAGCAGTGACCCCATGGAGTATATTCGTGAGTTCCAAGATCAACTATGTTTCCAGTTCCTGCTGCAGGATCTCCATCCCACGTTCCATCTTTACCAATCCATATCTTATTATTTACAGGATCAACAGCAAAGTGATAAGTTCCACTTCCACTGAAGGTACTATCAAGTGCCCATACTCCAGCTGTAATTTTGCGTGCGGTGCTACCAGGATAAAAACCATAAGCTGTTGCATCATTATATGAGTAAATAGAAGCCGTTACAGATGCTGCTGGATTCGTAGCCATTATTCCAATTGAGAAGTCATTACTACTAAGTTTAACTTCATAATAAAAAGGCATTGTTGTTGTGCCCATCGTACCTATTGCTGCTGAGTGAGTATTTTCCAGTAGCGTACAATTCCCTTGTGCAAATCCTTTAGTGTTTGTAACTTGTTGTTGCCAATTTGTATGGAACCTAGAATTTAATGTACAAAAATTATTCGTTGGTGTATCGGTTGCTTGATCTGCTGCGGCTAGATTAGTTTCTGACCAGTCCGTGCCTCCGTTTGCGTCGTTCCCTAGGTTATCACTAGCTTCAAAATCTAAATAAAATCCATTGTCTCCAAAAGTTAATCCTGATACATCTTTTGGCTGCCACATATTAGGGCTGTCCTCGTTGTATTCACCGAAATCAGTTGCGGCATATTGAGTTCCATCTATAAAAACTACTTCTGCCAGATAGCCATCAAAATAAGCGGCTAAACTTCCACCACCTGCACCTTTACTAGCAGCTAGATTATGTTCATTTGCAACATTCATGTGATTAGCATGATTCTCAGGCATTTGAGTATCAGTAGCTAAAGAAGTGATTTGAGCTCCATTGACATAGATTTTTAATCTATTTCCACCAGCGGCTTGTGTGCTATCTTGTGCCACTACAATATGATACCAAGCAGAAACGTCTCGAAACAACATATTAGTAGTTTGATTGGCTGACTCTGCAGAACTTGAAACAGATTTATATTTTAATTGATCAGAAGAACCTAATTCAATGATGTCATAATTAGCACCATTTCCAAATCCCTCAAATAATATTTGTTGCGCTCCACTTGTGCATCTTTTAACCCAAGCACTAAAAGTCCATTTTTTATCGTTTGTAGGTGTACCGATAGTTCTTGATATTAGAGAACTATCTCCATCATTAAACCGACAGGAATTGGCTACTTCATATCCTGTATCTGCTAATTTAGTTCCACCTAAGACAGTTATTGGCATTAAGTCTCCAATCTAGGTATTCTACCTATAGGTCTTTCCATTACAACTGGATCACCTTCATCCGCCGTATTAACATAAGTGTATAAAGTTTCTAATGCTGCAGTATTGGATGCATTAGTAATTGATGTCTCCATTTCAGCACATTTTGTCCGCACAGCTGCACGGTGATTTGTAATGGCAGAAGGTACGGACGTACCTGCGTCTGCTTTTCTAATAATATACCAGTCTGTTCTTTTTAGTTCTCCTTCAGCTTGACCTTTAACCATTCTAATAAGTTGTGTTTTTAATCCTTCTGATTTTACATCTCCAACAGATTTATTTGCTGGTAATAATCCATTGTCCGAATCTGCTTGTGTCCAAGTAGTATCAGCATGAGGTTTAGCTGTTGCTGAAGCATAACTTGCTGTTACTTTTCCATCAGCAAAAGCATAAGAAACAGCTCCATTGATATACCATTCCTGATTTTTTTTATTGGTATTATCCCAAATGACTTTATAAATACCAATCGCATTTCTATCGCTTTCACTCCATATAGTAAATATAGAACCAGGATATTGATTTTCTCCAATGGTAAGTCCTCTTCTACCACTTAACATTTTTGTAATTGATCCGTCTTGTACTAATGCAAACATAATATTATGATAGCGTTAATGCTAAATTCCTTCCTACCTCTAACCATTTACTTCCATTGTATCTAAATACAAA